TTAAAAAGAAAGACTTCTTAGAATTAGAAATTAATAATGCTGTTAATGCTAAAAAGAAAGGTAAAGAAGCTATTGACGATTCTGCTATTAAAAACTTAAGAAAGCAAGTTAAAGATTATGAGCAAATGATTGATGTTAATAAAGATTTTTTTGACACTACAAAATACTTAAATAATATAACAAAAGAAAAAAAAGATATAAGAACATCTACAGAAGCTAGAATAGATTTAATCACTAAAGAAAATTTTACTAATGAAAAAGGTGCAGTTAAAACTAAAGATAAAGCTAAGTATGAAGATTTAGATGGTAAATCTGTAAGCTATCACATAGGTAGGTTTGCCTTGCCCGGAAAGTTTATGAATAAACATCCTGTTACAAAATGGATAGTAGATAGAACAGACACTTTTAGAATTAGAACAGAAAATCAATTTGATACAATTGTTAAAGGTGCTGCATTTACTACAAAAGACTTTAGTTTACTACCTATTAAAAAAGATTTTTCATTTGTTCCCGGACTTAAATTAAGTCAAAAAGTAAATTCAAAAGATTCCTTTATTGAAATAGCTAAAACTATGACTAAGGAAGAAAGAATAGGTGTTGTAGAAAAAGGTATTGAAATAGAACAGAGATATATAGAAAATCCTAAAGATAAAATTTTTGATAGTAAATCAGGAGAGATTAAAATTAATGAGTTAGAAAATTCTTTTAATTTAAATCCTAAGCAGCAATTATATTATACTGCTGTTAGGAATATGATGAAGAGGGTAAAAAATAATCTTAATGCTTCCATTAAAGGTTCAGGAATAAATATGCCCTTAATAGGAAATATACCTAACTTCTTACCTCACGTTTGGTTCGGAGATTATAGAGTCTTTGCTAACAAAATAGTAAACGGAAAAAAGGAACTAGTGAATGTATATGGTACAGAAAGTTTAGCAAAAGCAAATTCTCTAGTAAAAGAATTATCTAAATCAGAAAAAGATATACAGTTTGATATATCAACTAAAAAAGAATTTGCCCAAGACCCTTCTTCTATATTTGCAGAAGCTATGCTTTATGTTAAAAATGATACAGTAGCTACACAAGCAATTAATACTGCATACTTAAATTGGTTAAAGAAAAATGCCCCTGAGTATGTTATGAAAAGAAAAAAGGATACTTATATAAAAGGTTTTGCAGGTACAGAACCTCTTTATACTAAAGAAAAAAAATTAGATAGTTTTGAAAGAGGAGTTTTGCAATTTGTAGAAGGTGGTATATACGCTGCTGAAAAGATGAGATTAGATAAAGATATTACAAATTTTTTAGAGAAGGATGGCACTGCTAGAAACCTATACCCTAATGCTTACAGAGCAGCTAAAGGATATTTAGATAATGCATTTTCAAGAGAAAAAGCTGCTGTCTCTAAGGTAATTGATGGTCTAGCTGAGAAGTATTTAAAAAGTTCAGGAGGAGCAGAGTTTGTAGGTGGAGCAAATAGAATAACATTAACAACAAGACTATTAGCATATAATGTAAGATTTATCGCTGCACAATTAATACAACCATATCAAATGATTATACCTCAAATTAATAGATTAAATTCTATGGGAGGTAAAGGTAATGCTACAGCTTCTATTTTTGAAGCATATAAAGAAATGTTTAATCCTAGTAAAGAAGGAAAAGATTTTATTAAATATATGGACTCTCAAAGAGTAACTGAAGCGAAATTTTTAGACGAATTTAGAAACGAGGATATTATTAGTAAAGCTAATATACCTTTTAAAAATCAAGTAAAAGCTGATGGAACATTAAAGTTACTTACTAGGTCTAAATTATTTGAATATGCTACAGGTAGAACATTATCAGCAAAAGTTGAAATGTTTTCTCGTGCCATGTCAGGCTTTATGATTAGAAGAGCATTTTTAGATAGTGGTATGTCAATTAGAGATGCCAATAGAAATGCTGCATACATGGCTAATAAATATATGGTTGAATATAATAGATTTGAAAGACCTAAAATATATGGGGAAAGTGGTAAACTAGGTTATATAGGTAAATCAGCAGGGCTATTTAAAACTTTCCAGCATAATTTTTTAGCTCAAATGGTAGAACATATTCAAACAACTAAAAGAACAGGAGATATTGGAGGATTAGCTGCGTTTACTGCCAGTATGGTTTTTTATGCAGGAGTATTAGGAGTTGTAGGTATAGGTGCCGCTGACTATTTAGTTGGTAAAGTAAACCAATATGCTGGAACAGACTTTAGAACACCAACAATGTTTTTAATGGATAATGGATTGCCTGACTACGCAATGTTTGGAGTACCTTCAGCAGCACTTGATTTTAATCTTACTTCTACAGTTGCTGCACCGGACTTAACTGCAGACCAACTTTTTAGTTTTCCTGCGCTAGAGTATATAAGAGATATAGGATTAGAATCTATTGCATTAACAGGAAAAGTACTGATGGGGATAGCCTCTCCAAAAGATACTTTAAAAGTTGTTAAAGCAGGTTCACCAAGTTCTTTACATGGTGTTATAGAATTATTTTATAATAATCTACACAACAATAAAAATATATTTACATTTAAAGATATGTTTCAAGATGGTAAAGAACATACTCTTGTTGTAGACATGAATAATAAAGATAGAGGTAAGTATGAAAGAGACTTAGACGATTGGCTAAAAAGACTATTATTAACAACGACTACTGTTAGTGAAGCTAAATATTTAAAATCTATTTATGTTCTTACTCAAATGAAATCTAATTCTAATGCTACTATAGATAATTTTACTGGGTTTGCTGCACATACTTATATGTCTAAAGGTTTTGTACCTCATGTGTATAGAGACTATATGAAATCACGAGGCTTTACGGAAAATCAAATTATAGATAAAATAAAAAATAGAATTAAATTAATGAATACTTCTATGATAAGTAGAATGAGAAAAGGTGAACTAACACCAAGAAACATGGACTATTATATGTTCTTAGACCAAGTTAACCAATGAAATTTTTAATTATTCTTACTATATTGTATTCAGGAGATGTAAATTTAACTTTATATGAATATAGTTTTAAAACATTTTTAAATAAAAATACTTGTGAACAATACCTTGAACAGGAGTCTGACTATTTGAAGTACACTGTAGACAGACAATTTAAAAATAAAAATATAGAATACGCTCAAGCAGAATGTTGGACAGAAGAAAAGTGGCTAAAGCATCTAGAAACATTAAACAATAATTTGGAGGTTTAATTTATGTTACAAAAACTATTAGGAGGAAGTCTTGTTGAAACAGTAGGTAAAGTAATTGACTCTGTTCATACTTCAGAAGAAGAAAAAGGCAAGATTAAAATAAGATTACAAGAACTAGAGAATGAAATCAACTCTAAGCAAATGGATATTAACTTAGCAGATGCAAAATCTACTGCTACAGGCATTGGAGGTATTATGCAGAGGTCGTGGAGACCCCTCATAGGAATGAGTTGTTCGTTGGCCATTTTATGGGAGTATGTATTAAAACAATTTATAATATTTTTACTAGCAGCTTTTAGCGTAGAACACGCACCTTTACCTGAACTTGATATGGCAACTTTGTTCCCTTTAGTCATGGCTTTATTAGGAATGGCAGGAATTCGCAGCTTCGACAAAGTCAAGAAAGTTAACTCAGATAAATAACATAGGAGATAATATGTCAGATATAATTAAAGACGCACTTAAAAAAAGAATTAAAGAACATGAAGGATATAAATTAGATACTTATATTGATACCTTGGGATTCAAAACAGGAGGCTATGGACATAAAATGTTAGCAGGGGAAATACCTCCCAAGAATAGAGAAGGATGGGATAAAATATTTGATGATGATTTTGAAAAAGCTTGGAACTTAATGGAAAAGTTTTGTGTAGAGAATGATTTAAATATACCTTTAAAAGTACAAGGAATTATATGTGAAATGATTTTTCAAATGGGTTTTGCAGGTGTATCTAAATTTAAAAATATGGTTAAGCATATGCAAGATGGTCTGTGGGCAGATGCTGCAAACGAGATGATAAACTCACGTTGGTATAGGCAAACTCCTAATAGGGCAAGAACTTTAAGTGATGAAGTACGTTCATTAGCTTTCTAACTCATAGCTATAGTCTCTTTAATCTTATCATACATAGTTTCATAACTTCCAATCACATCATACAGAATACTAGATAATAGAACAGCATTCTCATAGTCAGGATGCTTGTTCTTAAGTGCCTCTAATAAATGAGCAGGTTTGATATAATTAATATCCAGCCTTAACTCTCCTGATTTCTCAATAGAAATATTAATAGTAGCTAAGTTACTATTTTTTTTGTTGTTTTTTTGATAGGAAATCGGCATCTATTTTTTCATCCAGCATTCTAAGCTGTCCTAGTATTTCTATTAATTTAATTACTTCTCCATAAGGTCTTGTAAACAAATACCTCAATAAATTTTGTACCTCTTGTCCATTAATTATGTAGTTTTTCATATAACCTCCTAGTTAGTTTTAGCATTATTAGACTCTTCTTCTCGTATTAATTTATCTAAATACCATCTACATTTGTATAAATCTTCGAGTCCATTTTTAAATGGATATCTCACTAAGTATTTTACAATATTACCTTGACAGTAATTTAGATTTTTATCTACAATAAAATCACACACTTCAATAGAACCATTTTTATAATAGTAAGGGTTGATTTTATCCTTCATTTGTTACGTTCTCCATGACAAATAATTTCTTTAAAGGCACTAATACAAACTTAGATTTTTTATGGTCACCACCATAAATAGCTTTGTTTTTATATTTTTCTGCTAATTTTTTAATAGTAGATGTTTTAAATATTAGAATACCATACTCTTCATCGCCATCAGTTAAGATGTGCATCCAATAATCAGCCTCAGTTGTTGATATCCCACTAGGTTTATCATAGCATTCTATTTCAATAGCTATGTTACCTGTCTTTTTCCACCAATCTCTCTCAGACTTAATCTCAAATTTTTTATTAAAGAACATATCGTGAACTTTCTGTTCACGCATTTGCCCATACTGTAAATCTAAATCAAACTTTTTAAGTGTTTTAATATCTTTAGATTTATTAAAGTTATCTTTATCCATTAGTTTAACTTTCCATCTTCAGATTTAAACTTAATATAATCTAATATATCTACTATTTTAGCATTATCATCTTTACCATTAGTGGCTACAATCTTTTTTTGAGTAGTGTTAATTTCTGTATTAATGGCTTCTTCTTCTTCCATAGCTTCTAATCCTAAATCATATATATAGCTAGGGTCTGTTAAAGCTAGTTTCATCATACCCATAGCTATAGTCTCACAAACAGACTCATCTTCAGATACGTTATCATTTTTTTTCATACTGCACATAAAGGAACCTTCTTTACCTTTAACAGGTGTAATATATATTACAGGTCCTCTGCTTTTTAAATCATCTTCGTTCATCTGTTTTCTCCTTTGGGTTTACAACTTTAGTGTACCATTGCCATCTAGGTGACTTGGCTTTAGATTGTTGCTGTGGCAAATATTGTAAATCATTTCCCCAACAAGCTTTTTTATAGGAGCAAAAACCACAGATACTACTAAGTACTCTGTTGCCTGTGCTTACTTTATTAAATGTTTCAGGTATATCCTCAAAGCATCTTTCAAAAGGTTTATCATTAACTAATGCATTAATATTATCTTCTGCAGTTTTTAATGCTTTCTTTTTATAATCTTCATTATAGGTAGGTGTTTCTACTACCTGCCATTCTCCAGTAGATTTATTTATAACAATCCAACCACCAAAAGGTTTTTTTGCAGAATCTGAATAAAGAGAACCTTGAACTACATAACCAAAACTATCCTCTTCTTCTACGTTATGAAAACCCTTAGCGAACTTATTGTCATAAGCCCAAGGAGATGCACTTTTGATATCGTAAATTTTACCATCTATCTCTACGTCATATGTGCCTTGAATTTTTGTATCAGCTATTTTGTTATTAACTTTTTGTTGCTCTGATTGAATTTTAATTCCTGCTGCTTTCATAATTCCTATGGCTGCAGCTTCTATTAAGTCTCCAAAAAGAACTCTCATTTTAAAATTATAAGGTGGGGATTCAGATGAAGTCTTTCTTTTTTCCATCTGTAATTGACAGAGAGGTTTTCCTATACTAGACATTCTTATAGAAAATTCTTTACTACGCTGTTCAGTAAATTGTTTTCTAAAAGCAGTTTTACAGTCCTCTCCAAACTGTTCTATAATATCTTCGGACACATCAACCCGCTCCACAGAGGAACGGGCTAATAATTCTTGTATTTTTATAAGTAGTAAATTCACAACTAGGCTAATTGCTCTATAATTTTAGCTGCTTCACCATCACTGACTTCTTGAGATTTGAAATTATCAAATTGTTTTTTAACTCCTTGGTTTTCAGTGCCTATAATATTGAGAAAGTTCTGCAATATCTTTTCATCACTTTCTGTAAAAGGTAATTCTTTATCTTTATTAATACTATAAGTTGAAACAGAAAAACGATTTGAACCTGCTTTTCTTTTTTCGGTACCTAAGGATAAAGTATATTTAAACATAGGTTTACCTAGATTAGTTAAGCCAGTAAATGCTTCGTTAACAATATTATAATTACTTCCTGTATTTCTCCAAAGGACAGGGAAGTTTTTAATATCAACTTCTT